TACTAATTAAATAAGGACTAGCACCAGTAGCCAAGTTGGTTAAGGCACCGAACTCATAATTCGGCTATTCGTAGGTTCAAGTCCTACCTGGTGTACTAAGGAAATATGGCAGAGTGGTCGAATGCAACGGTTTGCTAAATCGTAGATCGAAAGATCCATAGGTTCGAATCCTATTATTTCCGCCACACCTCTGTAGTTCAGTGGACAGAACGATGGACTTCTAAGCCATGCGTCGCAAGTTCGATTCTTGCCAGGGGTACATGGTATACTTATAATGTGACAATATAGTCGCTGTATTTGTGTCGGGAAACATTCATATAGCGTGTTGCAACACTATATTGTCCTTAATTTAAAAGTCCTGGGTATGACTAAAACTACCCAAATATAGATCTTATAACAGACTCTGGCTTAACTCCGCCAAGCATATTATGATACTCTCCATCAATAAGTGCAATAAATGTTGGAACAGACTGAATTCTATACTCTCTGACTAACTCAATCTCCACATCGACATCAACCTTTGTGTATTTTATTTCTGGGTTATCGTTAATAAACCTTTCAATGACTGGAGCCATGCTCTTGCATGGGTTACACCAATCTGCTGTGAAGTGTAAAAGTTCCTTCATGGCTTTGGCTTATGTTTTACTTCATAGGGTGCGATCTTAGACTTAATACGACCATCTTTGTATAATCTAACAATCCATCCATCTTTAATCTGAATAGGATTAAACGCTGCTGCTTTTTTCTTTGGCATTACTTTACCATTCTAAATGGAGAATCAATCCAACTATCTGACTTAGCAACTGGGATACAGTTTGGAACTGGCTTACCGTCTGCTCCTGGCTTCATGCCACGCTGTACGTATCCATCCCAGCAAGGTGCTTGCTTAGCAACTGTTTCAGCCTGGCAATCTGGACACTCTTCACAGGTTACGTTTAGTTCTTTACAGGTTGGACAACCACAATCTTCGTATGCTTTACCAATTGAAGAGTCATACATAGCCATAGCAATTTCAGAATCAATTGCTGAGGCAGAGCATTTTGGACAGTTTGTCATACTATAATTATATCATACCGTTTAATCTGTTGTAAGTCCTAATCCTGTGGCAGTTAGCACAAACCACCTCACACTTTTCAATCTCTTTCTTGATAGCCCTCCATGAAAAACCATCATGGATCATTCTGGATACATTATATTTCTTGTCTCTTATGTGGTCAAAGTCTAAGATTATATGGTTACTAACACCACAATCCACACAGCCAGAATCCTCTTTTATCTTAGCAAGCATCTTCTTATACTGCTGCTTGTTATAGGTGTCTAACTCTTTGTCAGTCATTGATATTATTATACCGCCAAATGTTAGGTCCCACACAGGCAATTCACCTGACTTGCGCCACGGTCTCTATCCAATGGGTAACTAATCCATCACTAAGGTCCTGTGTGGGACACTTCTATTATACTGCTACTTTGAACTTATTTCTGCTACTCTTGCCTTCGAGAATTTAAGCATAGAACTTCTGATTGGCGAGTAGCCAATATCTTCAGCCTTCTTTCCACAGGTATCAAGCATGAAGTTAAAGAACTTTTTAACTGAATCATTCTTTGAGTTCTTTTCTTTGTATGCTACACCATAGGTAAATGTAGATATGTTATAAGATAGTTTGTTTGGGTTCTTATAGTTTATCTTAACTACACCACTTTTATCTGGAACAAAGTCTCCAAGGAATACTGAGGCTGCACCCACTGTTGGCTGCATAAACCTTCCAGCCTCATTCTCAACAGAGACTGTCTTAAGCCCTCTTCCATAGGATATCTCATTGTATCCAATAGATCCATTTGTAGTACTCTGTACCATTGCAATTCCATGTGATCCAGAAGCACTGGTCATATAACTCTTAGATATATCTCCAGGGAATGCAGTACCAAAGTTTTTATTACCTGGCTTTGTCCATATAGTTGGAGCAACTGCATTAAGGTATGAAGTAAAAACCTCTGATGTTCCAGAACCATCAATACGGTATACAACTCTAATCTTTGTTGCTGGTATCTTAGGTAGTCTTGTCCCTATCATGTTTTCTTTTAGTATTTGTGGATCATTCCACATTGTTATTTGTCCCGCAAAAACTTTGGCTAGGGTGTCTCTACTCATTTTAAGAGTAATCTTGTATCCATCAAGTTTATAGATAATTCCAATTGGCCCTGCAACTAATGGCACGTAGGTAAACTCTTTTGATGGTTTTTGTTCTGTACCAGAGTAAGGAACATCTGACATAGCAAAGTCTGTTACTCCATTTGAAAACATGTTCTTTCCAGCACCTGAGCCAGATGCTCCATAGACAACAGAATCTCCTGTTGATTTCATAAATTCGACCCTGCATCTGTCTATAAAGTTAGCAGCAAATGTGGATCCAGCACCTTGAAGGTTATCAGCATGTGAAGGAGTAATAAAAAAAGCATTAGCAAATATGGCTAATGCTACTGGTAAAGCAATGAATTTAAATTTCATACTTATAGTATATAGGACAAGACTATAAATTTTTGTTATAATTGGTAAACAAACAAAGAATTTTGGGTGAATAATGGAGCAGTTTATGGACTTGCTCAGGTCTCCCAGGGTGCGACCCTGGCTTATCCGTACTCAGCAATAAGGTTGCTAAAAGCAACTGCATGTATCATGACGGAATGTTATCTATTATACTACTTAATTTTAATAGACTTGGGCTTTTTATCTTCAGGAACAATGCGTACTACATGAACATGCAGCATGCCATCCTTAAGTTCTGCAGAAGTTACTTCCATATATTCTCCCAGTGCAAAAGATCTTACGAACTTTCTTCCTGCGATGCCTTTATGAACTACCTCTGCATCTGTTACTTCTACAATCTCACCCTTAATAATTAGTGTTCCATTATCTACGGATACATCAATATCTTCCTTTGAAAAACCAGCAATAGCCAGCGAGATCTGATATGTGTCTTCATCTAGTTTAAGAAGATCATACGGAGGATATGACTGTGAGTTTGTTTTGTGTGCAGTATTTAGGCGATTTAACTCTCTGTTAAAGCCAATAAAAAAAGGATCATTAAATAGATCCATAGCGTACTTTGTTACCATGTTATTCCCCTTTCAAGCGAATAAGTTAATTCCCCCCATATTGGGCAGGTAACAATATTATAACATAGAAAAGCAGGCCTGTCAAATAAACAGACCTGCCAATCTAATTTACTACTTCTTTGCTGCTGACTTCTTTGCAGGAGCCTTCTTAGCAGCCTTCTTTACTACCTTTGCAGACTTAACTGCTGCATCAACCTCATCAACTGAAGGCATTCTTCCAAATGCCGTGTCTGAAGGGTTGGCTGCTCTCAATACAACGGGCACCAGTGCGCCTAGTAAAGAGTATGCCAGTGTCTGTGGATCTGTTACTCCAGATGCATACAACGCTGTTGCTGCACCAAGAACTGATCTTCCGTATGACGCTAGTACTGCTTTAATTTGTTCGTTCATTTTATTTCTCCTTGTTTTTTGTTGCTTCATTATAGTGTAGATCACACAGGTCTACAATTCTACTTTCAGAACTTGCCCATACCTGTGTACTTTCGTCCTCGCACAACTCTTCTTCACATATAAACAAGTTAAGATTTTTTGTATGCTTGAGGACGACCATACTCTATTCTACCACAAATGAGTGGCTAGATCTAATTACTCTTAAGTGACAGTACAAGGCCGATAATGTGCTTTTCAAGGTCTGGATCTCCAGATGGAAATATTACCTCTTCTACACCCGCAGACTCCAACTCAAGAATAAAGTTTTTTATTTCTTCATAATCTTTCAAAGATCCATCTCTATTGCTTGCATGTACCACAACCATTACTTTTTTATCAGAAATGTTAAACTTATTTTTTTTAAAATGAAGTTGATCAATTATTATTTTACTGTTATATTTTTTAGCAAGTTCTAATGTAAAATTATTTGTTACAGATATATAATAGTCTGGAATTTTTCTATTTAGACTTTCTAGCATATCTATATAATCTATTAAATAAGTAGACCTTGTCTTAAAGTCTGAAAAATCATTTACGCTTCCTAATATACCACCAGAATCTTTTTCATTATCTTTAATCCATCCAGTTATAAAATTTATTTGAATAGGATTTTTTTCTTGGTAAAATTCATCAAATGAATCATTTATTGTGCACAGGTATTGAGGAGATACTGTGTAGGGTCTAATTGCAACCATATGTTTTATTTTTGTTTCTGAATTAATATTTTTTGCTATCCTAATAAAAGGATTATTTTGGTATGAATTGTATGTGTGTAGTACACCATGAAACCCTGCAGTCTCAAGTTTGTCCATTAAATTAAAATTAGATGTAAACAAATAAAAATTCACTTCAAGAATTATCTTCCTGTTCTGGCAACAATTTTCTTAGTTCTTTGTATGATGCTGATATTTTTTTCATAGAGTTATAGTTTGGCTCTGCTGCCATAAGATCTCCGTAAGTATCAAAATATAATATTTCTGGCTCTACATCAGTAATAAACTTGTCTATTGATGTTTGAACATCTTCTATATACTGATATGCCCAATCACGAGAATCTGAAACAAATTTTAAAAAATCCTCGTTTGATTTTTCTTTGTCTGTTTTATTTTCATCATTCATAGACTGTTGCATTATTAAAAGTTGAAGTGTGTTTGCAAGGATTGTGCGATTTTTTTTAATCTGAAGCAAGTACAAAGATAAAAATAACAGCGTTAAAAATGATAATACGCCAACCACTATTGACTCTATCATAATTCTTTTCCCCCTTCTCTAACCAAAAGCACAATTGCGCCATTATCCTCTAGCGCTTTCTTTACACGAATCATATACTCTATGGCCTCCCTTTTCATCTCAACTGTTTCTAAAGACATAAAATCTTTTTCTTTAGCCTTTACTGTTAAAAAGTGATCATTATCTATGATCTGTAAAGAAAAATTTTTAGGGCAATTTACAGATCTAAAAGCCCTTTTCATTTCATCGGTATACATATTACTCCATTGTCAAAGACTGCCAAGTTTTACCCCAGTCAGTTTTACTCTTGTGGCTTGAAAATTCTTTAGAAACTTCTCCGTTTTCTAAATAAACTCCACCCCAAACTCCCCATTCTTTGCCAGATATTCCTACAGAAAAGCACTCTTTTCTTACAGAACATGAAGAGCATAGTGCGTCTATTGCTGGACGAAGCAACTCATCGTCTTCATACTTATCAAAAAATAAGTTTGTATCATAATCTAAACATATTGCATCATCTTTCCATTTATGTTTATTCATTTACTTCACATACTTATCTGGAATTTCCCACCCTTGACTAGAAGGAATAAACTCTTTCTTCATTTGCCACTTATTGTTTTTATATATGCCAAACTTTGAAAAGTATGCTTTTTCTGATGGAAATGTTTCTACTACAGTCCATCCATCCCAAGACAGTTGCTTATTGTTGGCTACGATTGATTCCATAACACTTAAAGAATTAATTGTTTTCATGATATTCCCGTTCTCTTGTGTGCTTTGCACAGATGATGTACACACTTTAAAAGTTGTATACGTTTGTATTTATATTATTTAGTTTTGATAAATGAACAATCTTTGAAACAGGCTCTTTATGATTAGAAAGAAAAGCAAAATGATTTATATCTTTTATATTTTCTTCTAGCCATTCAGAATTAACCTTAAAGAACTTGATGTTCTTTTTTCTTGACTTCATTCCTCTTTCAGATAAGTTTGCAAATTCCATAGCCATCATGTTTATGTTGTTTGGCCCTGCAGAATAAATGATAAAATCTTTATCTTCTTCTTCTAACTCAGAAAGGGCAACGGCCATTGATCTAAGGAATATATTGTAGTTATTAAAACTACTTGTCCCCTGAACCCCTACTTTCATCGTTAATCCCTTCTCTTAGTTTGTCCATTATAAATAGCATTTTATCTAATTGTACCTTATCCATGTGTATCGTGTCAACTTGTTCTGCAGACTCTTTGTCAATTGACTGACCGTCTATTGGTGCCCTGTAAAATATGTTATCCTTGATCCAGTATGCTTGGTTATCTAATATAATAACCTTTACATTAGTTTTATCATAATGCATTTTTGACTGCGTCTTATTTATTATTTTTCTTGAATACCCTTTACTTCTATTAAACCTATAAAGAAGCATTGACTGGCTAACTATCTCTGGTCTGCTTTTATCCCTTGAAGCAAAGATATAGGTAACTAAAACTAATAAGATAGTTATAGTTAGCCCAGCAGCACCATACCAGTTATTCATAAACGCTCCTAGTATTCATTGTATCACTTTTTTTCTGAAAGAACTCTTATTATTTCTTGTATTATTAATTTTTCTTCTTTATCTAAAGATGATATTGCTTTTGAATCAAAAGACTTTTCAGCAAGTTTAACTAAAGGATCAGCAATCGTAATGTCCATATCTAGAAATCCCTTTTCCCACAATCGCATAGATACTTCTGAAAAGTAAATAGACATCTCTCTGCTTAGGTTTGGATCTAAGGCTCCTAGTATGTCTGTTGGCCTATATAAGGGCTCTCCAGACTCTGGATCTATACCAATAAACTCTAGACCACCATTTGATATTAGGTCATCTATGATTTTGTCTGGATCAGTCACTTACCTGACTTCTTTCTAGCCTTAGCAAGGGC